CCCGCCAGATCCTGCCGCAGGCGGTTGTACCAGGCAGGTTTGGCGATGCGCGCATGAGGATCGCCCGAGACGTTCACGCGCTTCACCAGTTCGGTCAACTGCTTGTCGAGGATCGACATGGCGATGCCGGTCGTGGTCTTGACGCGGGCGAGGATCTGACGCGCGGGCAACGGGTCCAGCCGCGCAAGGGCAAGGCGGCCCAGAAGCTCGCCAAGGGCAGAGATATCGGGCGGGTTGGTCAACGCATCGGCGGCCGCCACCAGGTCAGCGATGATGTCGCCCGCAGGCGGCAAGCGATCCGTCTCGGCAGGCAGGGCTTCGGCCGGAAGCTCCTGAAGCGGGCCATAGTCCTCGGCGCGCGCGCCGCGCATGAGATCGTCGTTGAAGTCGTCGCCATGCAGCGGGACCACGATCTCGTTCGGAATGTCAGCCCGGTTCAGCCGGTCCGAGAGCGTGGCGGCCGCCTGGCGACCGGCATCACCAGCATCGGCGTAGATCGTGACCCGTGTCGTGCCTTCGGGCCAGCGAAAGCGCGCGAGGCCATCTGCGGACAGCCCCGCCCAGACGGCGGTGCCGAACAGGGCATGCGCCGCCAAGGCGGTCTCAATTCCTTCGGCGATGCCGAGATGGCCGCCCTTGGGCATGGCGAACAGTCGCACGGCCGCGTCGGCGACTGAACCGAGCATCTTCTTGCCGCCGGGGCCTTTGGCGCTGCCATCGTCGAGCAGGAAGGTTCGATGGATGCCAGGCGCGCGTTCACCGGTCACGAAACGCGGCAGCGCGATCAGCCCCGGCCACCCGCGCCGCGTGTCGAAATCCGGCAGGTCGGGGTGGAAGAGCAGATCCGGGCATCCCGGATCAGTTAGGCCTCGTGCACGCAGGTATGCCTCGCCCACGGTTCCAGCGAGCGGCTGGGCGCCATCGATCAGACGCGCAACCTCGGTTGAATGGTCGGGCTTCGGGCGCGGTGCGGATCGGGGCATGGGGCGATCCATCCCGGCAATCCGCGCCGCTTCGTCGAAAAGCGCGCCGTCGCTCAGCCCCGTCGCCTGCGCGATCAGATCGATGGGCCCGGCGCTTTCGCCGGTGGCATAGTCGAAACCCCAGCCGGCATAGGGCCCATCGAGGTGGATGGTGCAAGACCCTTCCTTGCGCGGCGGGCGGCCGGACAGGTCGGCACAGCGCAAGGAGCGACGGTCGCGCGCAAGCCGCGCCTCCGGGAAGATGCCTGGGAGCCAGTCGCCTGCGGTCGCGGCAAGCCGATCCTTTACGGCAGCCAGATCGTGGCGTGCCTTCGGCGTGGCGACATCGTTGAGATCGATCATCGCGCCCCCTCACGCCAGGAGGACCAGCCCGCGCTCGGCGCGGGTGATGGCGGTGTAAAGCCAGCGGCGGCGGTCGATCTCGCTGCGGCCCAGCCCGTCGTCCCAGACGATCACGTTCTCCCACTGCGATCCTTGCGCCTTGTGGGCGGTGATCGCCCAGCCGAAGGTGGCCTCGGTCAGCTTGCGTTTTTCTCTCCAATCACGGTCATGGCGCTTGGCATCGTAGGCGACGTGATCCTCGAAATGCCCCTTGTAGATGCGCAGCCGGCCCGGGCGGCCGTCACTGTCGAATGGCGTCACACGTCGTCCGTCCTCGTCATGCACCACGGCGGAGAAGTAGAGGCTTCCCTCGTCGACGATATCCTCGAGGGTAAGGAACATGCCGTTGATCAGACCGAGCGAGTTGTCGTTCTTCAGGCAGATGATCTTTTCCGCCCCGCCGGTGGGAAGGTATGTCCCGCCCAGCCCGGCCGCCGCCCGCATCGCGTTGTTCAGCTGGAAGCGCGTCGCGTTCAGGCCGCAGATCAACTGCCCGCCGCGCAGCGCCTGATCCGGCGTGATGTCTCCCTTGCGCAGCTTGGCGACATGGGCGTCGTAGACCCCGAAGCCGATGGGTTCCCCCATCCGCGCCATTGTGGCGAGGCGGATGATCGCGCTCTCGGCCGCCTGGCGGTGGATCTCCGTCAGCATCACGTCGGGGGCGTCCCGGGTGAAGGCACCTTCGCCCTTGATCGGCGGCAACTGGCCGGGATCACCCAGCACGAGGATCGGCTTGCCGAAACTCATCAGGTCGCAGGCCATCTCCTCGCCCACCATCGACACCTCGTCCAGAACGATCAGCCGCGCATCCGCGGCATCGCTTTGCGGGTTCAGGGCAAAGCGGGGATGCTTCATCGCGGACAGCGCCTGGCGCATCGCCTCGATCCCTGCCTCGGCTGCGGTCCTGTCGAAACCGGTCAGCTTGCGCGCGGCGGTCTCGGCCTCCTGAACCTTGGCGGCAGCGGCGGCGATTTCCTCTTCGGTCGACTCGATGACCGAATAGATCAGGCTGTGGATGGTGCGGGCGGGCGTGCCCTTGCGAGTCAGCACCAGCGCAGCCTTGCCGGTGAAGGTCGCGGTGACGACGCCCGGCACGCAACGGCCGTCCTTGGCGCTGCGGTGGGGCGACAGACCGAGATCGTCGAGGGCGAATTTCAGGACCGTGCTCTTGCCCGACCCGGCGTAGCCGAAGAGCCGGAACACTTGTTGCTCCTCGGTGCGGTTCTCGAACCAGTCGCGGACTTCGGCGATGGCGGCGGCCTGCGCGGCCGAGGGAATGAAGTCAGACACCACCGCCCCTCCAGCACCGCTCTGCCCATGCGCAGGGCGTGTGCCACTTGCCGCCGGCCATGCCGCCCCGGCAGACGACGGCCGAGGGTTCGGTGGCCATCCGGGGCAACCATTCCCCCGCCGCGGAAGCCTGCACCACCGTGACGGCGCGATCCGACATCTCCTGCGCAAGGCGGGCATCGAACGGCACCAGTTCCGCATGCAACTCCATCGTGTCGCGATTCAGCGCGGTGAAGAGCGCCGGGTTGGGCAGGTCCATGTAAGCCTGATAAAGGGCGATCTGGGCGCCGTAGACCGGGCGCGCGATGCTGACGCCGCGCTTGACCACATCCTTCCAGCTGGACGCCCCGAGCGCCTTGTTCTCCCAGAGGGCGGGATAGTCCATCGCGATGGGGCCCGAGACGAAGCAGCCGTCGATATGGCCCTTGAACCGACCCGCCATGGCCTCGAAGCCGAACTGGCGGCCATCGGGGCGTTCGGTGCGCAGGTCGAACCCGGCGATCCGGAACCAGCCTGCGACGATGTCCTCAGCCCGGTGGCCAGCCTCGAAGATCCGCAGGATGCGCGGCTCGAACTCCTGGCCCTCGTCCTTGGGCACCGCCAGAAAGTCATACTGGATCTGGCGCAGGCAGTCGCGCCCCAGCCCCGAGGAACTGACATAGGTGCGGGGGCGTTCGGCGCGATTGCGCGCCGTCAGGGCGGCATCGATGGCGGACGAGACAGCTGTGGCTATCGGCGGACGCGGCGCATCCTGACCATAGATGCAGCCGGAGCCATGGTTCAGGTCGATCATTGGTCGCGCTCCCAGAAGCCGCCAGCCTGCGCGATGCAGGTCAGCTTGTGATGCTGGGCCTCGGTCAGCCGGGCACGCGCGCCGAATTTCTCGAGCTTCTGGCGCAGGCTCTCGCAGAACTCGACCTCGAAGTCGGTGATGGCGTTCGCCGTCGCGGCGGCGAGAAGGTCGGTCCAGGGGGCGGCCTCATTGTTCAGATCGATCATGACGGCCCCCTCAGAACGGAATCGGATCGTCATGGGCCGTGCCGGTCCGCTCCTTGCGCGCGCCTTGCGCCAGCATGCTGTCCACGTAGCCGGTGACAGCCGCTTCGATCAGCCGGTCGATGTCGGCGGCGGTGCGGTTGAAGAAGGGCGCCATCAGGCCGAGGTCGGTCAGCGCTTCGGCGAACAGCACCCGGGCGTCGCGGATGGCCTGTGCCTCGCGAGCGGTCTTGTCGATCATGCCATTGTTCCTTTGGGCGATTGCGCTGCCCACGTCCTGACAGCGGAGCGAGCAGAAGCGGTGATAGGGATAGCGGTCGTGCTGGAGCCGGTGGACGTAGCCAAAGCCCCGGGCCTCCCGGGCGCAGACGGCGCAAAGCGCTACCCGAGCAAGAGTGTCGCGATCGGGTCGTCCCTTGGCCAATCCTGCCGGTGAAGCCGTTCCGATTGCATCACGATCCAGCGCGAGATGGCGTTCACCGCCATGGCCTCGAGGTCGCCGAGGGTGAGGCTTGCGATGGGTTGGTGCAGTCTTCCTCGGGCCTCGAGCCATCTTCCGATCTCCAGCGCGGCGGCGCGCGTCACTTGCGCCTGCCATTCGTCGGGGGTCATGGGCCGGTCGCCCGGCCCAGCCCCATCGGGCTCGGCGGTGGTGGATCGCACCGACCCACCCGACCGCCGCTTCCGCCGCGCTTCAGCCATTGAGCCACGCGGGCATGGCGGGGGTGCCCGGCGCGGCGGGTGCGGGGGCCTGCGGCGCGGGCGGAGCGGCCGGGGCGTTCTGCGACCCCCAGGCGGGCGCTGGTGCCGCCGCGGGCTGCGGTGTTGCGCCCCAGTTCGGCGCTGCGGGCGACGGTTGCGCCGCGCCCCAGGCCGGTGCCGGGGCCTGCCAGCCCGGCGCCGCGACGCTCGCGGCCTTGCGCGGCGGGGCGTTGACCGGATCGGGCGGGACGGTTTCGCCACGCATGATGGCGGCATGCTGTGGCTCGTCGGGCAGAACGACGTTGGCGATGCGGTTCTGGTCGCGGTACTGCGGGTTGGACGCGGGCTCCACCATGATGCGGGCGGCGAAGACGATGCCCTCCAGATGCCGCAGGCCGGGCAGAACCCGCTTGGCCTTGGCGGCGGGGCTTTCGTCCCTGGGATCAAGGCCAAGGGCGCTGTCCACGATGGCGCGAAAGGTGGACTTCGAGATCTTCCAGCCGATGGACTGGCCCTTCTCGTCCAGCTTGCCGCCCGCCACGGTGAAGCTCTGCCAGAACTTGCGGCGGGCATGCGGGCCCTCGACCACGGTGAATTCGCAGTCGAGCATGCGCGCGTCGCTGGACTGCGAAGCCTTCAGCAGCCCCGCATCCGCCGGGGTCGCGCCGTTCACGCCGCCGGGGCGGATGGTCAGGCGCACCTTGGCGAAGGTGCCGTCGGGGATCAGTTCGCCGATGGGGGCCATCTGCGGCTGGGCGTCGTTCAGATCGTAGCTCATGGGATCATGTCCTTTCAGGGATCAGGAGGCGAAAGCGGGTTGATGGGAGGCGTGGCCGTCGATCCGGGCGAGCAGCGCGCCGAGGTCGGGCGGTTCGGTCAGATCCAGGCGGCCGGAACGGTCCTTGGCGGGAAGGCCCCAGGGGTTTCCCGACTTGCAAACAAGGCGGCGGTCGGTGGCGGTCTCGTCCAGCACCCAGCCACCCTCAGCATCGCGGGCGAAGAGGTGCATCGAAACGACCTGGTCCACGATGCCCGGCAACTCCCGCCCGGCCTTGCTGCCTTCCATCTGCGGTTGCCAGGTGACGGTGCCGAAGTCGTCGGTCACCTTTTCCAGCACGCCGACGAAGATCACGGTCTTGCCGCGCGCATGCTGGAGGTGCTTCAGCGCCTGAATGACCTCACGCCCCAGAAGCCCATAGGCCCCGCGGACATCCGGCTTGCCGGTCCGGTCCGAGAAGGCCTCGGGCTGCTGGCGGGCATAGGCCATCGCCTGCCGCGTCAGATCGGTGATCGAGTCGACGAAGACGATGCGCCGCGCCGCAAGGAAGGCCTCGATGCCGCTGTCGCGGTGCTGGGCCTGCACCCACGCGTGCCGTTCGGTCCCGTACCAGGACTGCGGATGTTGCGCGGGGTCCGGCCCGCCGATCAGCACCGCCAGATCGCGGAAGTCGGTGAAGCTGCGCACCGGGATCGACGCCCCGCGCCAGTCCTGCACCGATTTCATCCCGGCCTCGAGGTCGAGGCAGACGGTTTCGTCGGCAGGTAGGGACTTCAGAAGCGTGGTCTTGCCCACGCCCGGTGGTCCGAAGATGGCGAGCGAGGTCTTGTTCTCGGCGGCCGAGAGGCGTTCGTCGGCGGTGATGATGCGGAAGGCCATGGAGTTCTCCGAAGGATTGAAAGGGCGCGGCGGCGGGGGTGACCGGGTGCCGAAGGGGAACCTGCCCGGCGTTGCCGCTCGGGCGTCCCGCCGCCGCGCGTCACCGGTCTCGAGCCTCGAGCCGGAAAACGGGTTTGCCGGTGGTCTCGGACCGGGCGGCGGCGAAGCCCTCACGCATGGCGTCGGGCCAGGCTCCGAAGCGGCGCTCCGGCACGCGATAGGCGATCTCCAGGTACTGGGTCGGATCGTCACCAGCCTCGCGGATCCGGGTCGCCATCGCGGCCAGCCGGTCCTGATCCCAGGACACCTTCTTCGGCAGGTCGGCGATCACCACCACGCCCGCATCCTCGATCCGGACGGTGCCGGAGGTCTTGCCTTGTGCTGAACGCTCGGCCTCGGTCGCTGTGCCATAGCGCTGCGCCAGTGCCGCCTCGAAACGGTCCTTCAGGCGCTTGACCCGGGCAGTCTCGACTGCGGCCGCCTCCTGCAGCGCAAACAGCAGATCGGGCGGCATGTCGGCGATCTCGCCGATGGACAGCCGATCGAGGTCATCGAACGTCGGCACGTTGCCGGCGCGCCCCTCGCTCGGCGCATCGGTGCTTGGGAACGGCATGGCCATCAGCGCCCCTCCCGCTTCAGGGCCGCGTCAACGGCGCGGTCCGTGCCGAGAGCCCCGGCCTCGCGGGCGAGGCGGTGGAGCCGTTCGAGCGCCGAGGAGCGGCGGATCGCGGCCGATACGTCAGCATTCGCCGCCACGACGGCGAAAGCGATGTCGTCGATGGTCGCCATCTCGATCAGCAGCGGCTCGGCCTCGTTCCCCTCGCGCCAGGGCGCGGGGATCGCATCCGGCAGGTCGTCCAGGCTGTGGAAGGCACGGCGGAGCCGCGTCATCAGGCACGGCAGACGGGCGGGCTGCGGCTCCGCTGTCGCGGTCTCGGCCGGTTTACCGGCGATGGCGAAGTAGAGGGACGGCGGGAGCCAATCCCCGATCCAGGCAAGCACGGCGCGCATCAGGCGACCTCCTCTGTCGCGATGAGTTGGGAAAGCGGGATCGGCGCATGGCGCGGCTTGGTCCGCGCGATGGCCAGATAGGCAAAGCGGTCGGGGCCGACC